ACCGGCGCAAGCACGACCTCCTGGCCGCGCATCGCAGGAAGGCTCTTGATATTGTCCAGCGAGGTGACCTCGGCCAGTTCATCGACACTCTGGCTCTCCGACTTGATGGAGTTCAGGATGTCCTTCTTCAATTCGTTCTTTTCCGATTCTGTCAGTGCCATAATTTATTCCTCCTTGATATCTTTATTGATGTCCAACTGTTCGTAAAGGCCATCAATGACGCCGGGAAGGCAGAAATTCTCCGCGACACGACGGATAATATCCACTTCGCCCTCACTGTATTCTTCCTCGCCTTGGCTTTCGTAGATACGGAACGCCAGGGCGTGTGCCTTGATACCACCGACACGGCAGTAAACCAAGTCGGCGAACTCTTCACGCACGTCGCCGGTTTCCTTTTTCTGCCGGCTGATGCCGGTGTACTTGCTGAAATGCTTGAAATTTAACTTTGCCATATATGATTGTTTTAACGATGAATACTCACTGTATAAGCGTTGTACTCGGCGGCGCTGTATGTCAGAAGAACCTCGACCACGTCCCCGTTGCCCATGTTCCAGTAACCCGTGTTCCCGAAATTATTGTCACGAAAATATGGATGCTGGGCGTTATCGACCGAGGAACCGTTCACCGTGAAGTCACCCGTACGACCGTAAAGTCTCACATCCGAACCCGAACGCTTCACAACAGTCAGACGGACAGCAATGTCCTCGGTCGAAGTGCTGCTCATGCCCAATGATGAACGGAGTTCCGCAAGACGAGGAAGCATCAGCACGCAGTCACCATAATTGCCGCAGACTTCCACATACTTGCCACGATTAAGATTGATATACTTGGCTTCTTTCGCCTGGCTAAACTCAATCCAGTTCAGGCGAAAGCCCTCCACTACACCTTTCAGAATACCGTCACCCGTCCCGACAAACGCGTAGTTACGGTTCGAAAGGCTGTTCTGCACACTGAAAACCAGGCCATAGTTCGGAAGGTATCCGGACTGCGTGTTCACGAAACGGCCAAGGATATCGGTACCAAGGTCATTGTAACAGCCGATGAGTGCCTGCATGTTGTCACCCTTGAAGCCGATCATGCTGTTATAAAGGAACATGCCGCTGCCACCGCCGTCCTTGTCGATACCGAGACGCCCGTAAGAAATCGAGAAGCCGCCGATCTGGCCCGTATCCGCGTCAATCTCGCCCGTGAACTTCCCGTTTTTCGCCTCGATACTCCCGTCCTCCAATATCTTGAAGTTCTCGTTGGCGGTCACAAGGCCCTCCAGCTTGATATGGTCGCCCGTCAGCTTCACCACGCTGATCTTGTTCCCGTCGGCATCCGTTTCGTCCACGCTCACCCCGATAAGCGCCAGCTTGCCGTCAGCGTCCTGGGCGTAGATGCCCGCACCTTCGGGTTTAACGACAAGCCCGGTTTCCTGCAGGAAATTCTCGTCCCTGTCAAAGACAGCCGCCGAAATCTTCACCAGACGCTCCGACTGCTCGAAAAGTGTTTTATAACGGTGCGCCAGCGATTCCACGCGGTCGGTAGAGAGTATGAGCATGTACAGGTAGATGTCCCCGGTGAAAGACAGCTTGAAGTCTCCCGTACCGTTCCAAAGGCCGCTACAGGTATATTGCACGTAGCCGTCAGTCGCGGGCAGTTCCTCTTCCACTTCCATGCTGTTGAAGTTGGCGAACCCCGTCTTGTCAACACCCACGAACTCCACCCGCAGGGTTCCACCGACCGCACAACGGTAAAAGAAGGTCAGGTACACCGGGGCGGCTTCCTTCTCCCCGCTGCCGTTTTCAGGCATGGAGGGGATGCTTTTCAGGTTCTCACGTTTCTGGAGGATGTACTTACCCCGGATACGCACGACCTTACGCCCGTCATCCTCGGTCACGCTCGCGCCGTCACCTTTCTTCGTCAGCACGTTGCCGTTCGCCCAGACCCAGCGGTTACCCACAAGGAAGAACACCGTCTCGTTTTCCGTGTTCCATTTCATAAGGCCGTCATCAAAGGCGGGGTTATTCAGGTACCCGCGATCGGTGGCGAAGTCCTGGCGCAGGGCGGTCACCACACTGGTGATACGTCCCTCGACGATTTCGAATTTTGTCTTGATATCCTCGCCTGTCACCAAAAGGAATGTCCCGCGCAGGTAGGCGTTGTCGCTGTAAAGGCCGTTGCCGTGCGGCTGGTTGTCGGCGGGGAACCAGTCGTCGCTGATGCCGTCCAGGTTACCCAGGCGGGCACGAAGGCAGCCGGTGAAGTTTTTCGCCTTCACGCCGTCCATCACGTCCATGCGGGGCTGCCCGTCCTCGGTGGCGGATATCAGGATCAGGTTCTGGCGCAACGGGTTTTCCGTATTACCCATCAGCACACATTCGTCACCGGGGGCAGGAAAGGAAGTTCCGAACTCATCCACGCCCACGAGGATGGAATCACCCTCCACGCCGGCAACCTCCACCCAGTAGCCTTTCAGGTTCCCGCCGGTAAACGTGGCGCAGCGCATCAGGTCATGCGCCCGGAAGGTATTCGCCTGCTCGAAGGTGATTTTATAAAAGCCGTCCTCCGGAACGGCGGTCTTTATCTTGCCATTGGCCGCGGACACACAGAGCTGGCCGCCCACGCTGCGAACCTTCTCGATAAGCAGTTCCAGTACCACCATGACCTGGCGCACCGTCAGCTTGTCGATGGTAAGGTGCGAAAGGGCGTCCTCCATCCACAACCGCCAGCCCTCACCCAAAAGGCCGTCCACGAATTTCGGGCTGCGCAGGAACTCACGCACGACAAGGGTCAGCAGTTCGGCGTTGCCCTTGCCGTCGATGTGGCCGTTCTCCTCCGGACCGATGCCGACACCCTCCTCGAAGGTGATTTTCTTTTTCGCGCGGTCGGCCTTCTTCTTGCTGATGAACTCCGCCTGGCTTCTTCTGGCCGAGAAAAGGTTGTTGTCGGTGGGAAGCGTGTTATCCCAGCTCCTTATGATGTCGGGAAGGTTCGCACCGGCCGTTCTGGTATAATTCCTCACCTCCTCGATACTCCCCTTCAGGCTTTCCATCACGCCGGTGGAAAGCGCGTCACCGATTTCGAGGTCCATCTGTGAGGGGAGCGCCACCTTCCGCGTGATTTTCGTGATACGGCTCAAGCGGTAGCCCGTTTCCGGGAAATACTCCGTGCTTTCCAACCGGACGCGGCGGCCCGGGTAAAGGTCTATTCCGTTACGCTCGACATACACGTGGTCCGTTGGGCCCTTGTACACGGAAACGTCGACGGCGTTCTCCGCGTTGTACCTGTTCACCGCCGTCAGGTATTCCTCCTCGGCAAGCGCATAGTATTCGTCAGGCATGCGGATATTCCAGAGGATATACCTGTCACCCGCTTTCGGGACAAGGCGGTCACCGGGAAGCTGCGTGTCGTCGTCATACGGCCAGATGGTGATGATCTCGAACTCGCGGGTGTCACTGTCGAAGTTCACCTCGAAATAGTAGGTGCCGTCCTCTTCCTCGCCAAGACCGGCAAGTTCGCCACCTTCCTGGAAGGAGACACGTTTCACCTTGCCGGCAAGTTCGTAAGCGTTGGGATCGAAGTTCAGCGTGTCATCCCGGAAATACCAGATCACGAAAGGGTTGCCGTCCTCATCCGTCACCTGCGCGCTGCGTACAGAGGTCACGGTACCCACGCGACGGGGATAGATATCCGCGAAGGCGTCCTTCTCGTAGTGGTGGTGGATGCCGTACTTTTCCGTGTCCACATCCACGTATTTGGCACCGTCGGGAAGCTGTAGCCGGCTGTGGCCGTATTTTTCCGGATCGATGTTCCGGGAACTGCCGATCGGGAACAGGCGGGTGTAGAACTTCGCGCCGTCGGCCTTGTCGCGGGAAAGCTCCGTCAGCCCTTTGCCGTAGGACAGGGTAACCTCCTCACCGTGTTCGCAGCGGCATAGGTTCACGGTCTGGCCTTCCACCCACCACTCGGCGCCCGGCACCTTGCCGGCGAGTTCCTTCAGCGCGTCGGGGCAGTACTTCCCCTCGTAGTCGATGACCACGTTCTCGGTACCTTCCACTCGACCCACTTTCCAGTCGGTGATACCGCCCATGCCGTCATTGATGGACTTCACGATCAGGGCCATGTGTTCCCGGGGCGGGGCGGTCAGCGTGAACACCGGTTCCGGGTCGCCGTCCACCACGTTCAGGACGAGGAAACGTCTCATCAGGCTCTCGATGCCGTAGAACTTCACGTCGTATTTCCACTCCTGCGTGCTGCGTTCGTCCGGTTGGTAACGCTCCTGGAGCCAGTAGCGCTCGCCCTCGAAATCCACGTAGTCGTTCACCTCAAGCGCCACATACTCGTACAGGGTGAAGGAGAGCGTCAGCACGTTGTCCGACTGGATCGCCTTCACCTGCGTCGAGCTGTCGTCCGGGGAAAGGACCGCCTTCGCCTGCCTGTTACTGTCATATACCGTTAAAAGCATGTTCGAATGGTGTTTGAACGTTGTTTAAATGATTGGTTCGGGTTCGCGGAATTTCACCTTGAAGCGGCCGGCCTGCACGCCTTCCCGCCAGAGGTAGGTCAGCGGGGTGAAGCCGGGACAATCCAGGTAATGCACGCGAAGCGTCAGCTCCAGCTGCGGGAAATACAGCGAGAGCCAGCCTTTGTCGCCGGTTTTCAGGAAGGAGATGAAGGACATGTATTTCTTCAGCCACTCCCCTTTACCCGGGGCATACAGGGCAAAGGTCAGCGTGATGTCGCGCGCCTCGTTGGCCACTGTCAGAATGTCGGAATATTTCTCCCCGTTCTCCTCGCGTATGTCCACGGCGGTGTGCGCTTTCGTCTTGCTCGCGGCAAGGATGGCTTTCAGGTTGTCACGCCCGCCGCGCTTCTCTTCGGTCAGGAATACGCCGTACTCCGTCCAGATATCGGTGCCGTTGATAAGGAACAGCCCGCCCATGATTGGTTCCATGCTCATGATGATTTCATTCTTAGTCCGTCACGTATGATTCGTTTTATATCTTCCTTTATCTCGCCGAGGAAACCGGCGCTTTTACCGGTATTCTCCGCGATCTTTGCCAGGTGTCCCTCGGCGCTGGCCATGCGGCCCGCCACGTCCTCGGTCTTCTCGTCAATGCTTACCCAGTGGTTCAGGCCCGAGGTGAACATGCCCTCCAACTTCGTGCCCTGGTCCTGCGACATGGCCGAGAAGCCGCCGGCGCGACCGGTCTGCGTTGTGGACTTACCCTCCTCCGTGATGCCGGCAGTGTCAAACATCTCCTCCTTCTTGGCACGGGCACGCTCGAAAATGTCCGAGTACCGGGTGCGCAACGTGTCGGCTTCCTCTTTCGACAGGATACCGTCGCTCATGAACTCGGCGAACGTCTCCTGCCATTTCTTCAGCTCGTCCGAATAGGTGCCGTTCACGATGGACTTCAGGATGGCGTTCTCCATGAACTCGTCCACACTCGCGATCACGTCTTTCGAGTCCGTCTCGAAATCCTTCAGCAGATCCTTCATGCCGCTGCGGATACCGTCGAAAGAGGTGTCCGTGATGGCTTCCTGCCATTGCCTCTGGAGTTCCAGCAGCGTGTTCGCGTCAGAGACGTACTCGTCAAGCCACTGGCTCTGGTCGTACTTGCCCGAATGGAGTTTCTCCCAGATGTCGGGAAGTTCCTGGAGCCGCGCCAGTTCCTCGGGGGAAAGGCTCCAGAGGGAACCGGTATCCCGCACCGACTTGCCCAGGTAGGCGGAAACCGTGTCCCAGTCACCGCTGCTCATGGCCTTACCGATATAGTAGTTGTTCGAGTGGTGTGAACTGTGGTATCCCATCTTTGCCGCGAGCATCTGGCGGTCGTTCTCGATTTTCTGCTGCTGTTTCTCGTAGGCGCTCCGGTAGTACTCGGTGGAACGTGCGCCGCCGGAGCTGGCCATCTCGTCGGTCAGCTTCTCGATGGCGGTGGTCAGATACTTGTTCGATTCGGTCAGCCGCTCCACCAACGCGTTCACCTCCCTGGCATTGCCGTGCGAGGAGAACAGGCCGAAGGTCACCGTGTCCAGGATGTCCCTCACCCCGTAGAAAAGCGAGCTGCCGATCTGCGTGAACAGTTCACCGGAAAGGATGTTCTCCAGGATACCGTTCACCGCACCGAGCACGGAATCAAGAATACCGCTTACCAGCGTACCGATTCCTTCCTTCAGCACGTCAAGGATGGAAAGCACCGCCGCGATGATCTGCCCGATGATGCCGCCGTTTGAAAACGTCTCGGCAAGGGTACTGCCTACCGTACCCATCACACCGCCCATGTTCTTCGTCGCCTCGCCCAGTTTGCCGAGCCCCTGGGCCACGCCGGCAAGGGAACCGGACTTCAGGCTTTGGAGCCCCTCGGCAAGCCCGGTAAGGGATGAAACGGCGTTCGTGCTGGACGTGCGCAGGTCCTGCGCCGCCTTGTCGTTCGCCTCTGTCAGGGTGGCCACACTCGCCGAGGCGGCGTCGAAAGCTTCCTGCGCGGTAGCCACCAGTTCTTCCGCTTCCTTCATGGCGGAGGGGTCACCGCTTTCAGCGGCTTTCTTCTGTTTTTCCTGCGCCACCACCAAAGCGTCAGCGGCGGCCTTCTCCCTTTCCTTGGCCTCTGTCAGCTCACGCAGCGTCGTCTGGTAGGCGGAAAGGTCACGGGAAACGTCCTTGAACATGTTCCGGTTAATACCGCCCGCGCTCCGGTCCTCCAGCTTTGCGATCAGCTCGCTGATCACCTGTTTGTCCTCGGCACCGGCATTCCGGTACTCGTCGGAGGCGGCATACTTCCGCAGCTTCACCAGCGTGGGGCGCAGCTGCTCTTCAAGCAGCCCGCCGAAATTGCCGAAAAGGCCGTCCCAGTCGATATCCGCCTTCAGACTGGCAATCTCGGCGGCAGCCGTTTCTTCTTTCTGCTGGCGGCCAAGGCGCAATACCTCATTGTAGTTCCCCTCCTCCTGCGCACGGCGGATCTTCTCCGCGTACTCCTGGGCGATGGCCAGCTTCTTCTGCTGGTACGTACCATATTCCTTCAGGTAGTCGAGCATCGACTGGCGGGCGGCGTCGTTCTCTTCCCTGGTCACCTTTGCCAGGTCGCCGTCACGTGCCGCCGCGGCCTTCTCCCGCGCCTCCTTCAGGGTGGATTCCTGCTCACCGGTCAGTTTACCCTTCTGCGCGTCCTTCCACTTCTTCTCCTGGGCGGCAAGTTCGGCGATCTCCTTGTCATAGTTCAGGCGGATCTGGCGGCGGCGTTTCTCGCCGCTCTCCTTCAGAAGGTCGATTTCTGCTTGGCGGTTCTTCATCTGGAGCTTCAGAAGTTCCGAGGCACGCTGCTCTTCCGACTGTTTCTCCTTTTTGGCGGCATTCGGGTCGGGTTTGGCATGGTCACCCAGGTCGAACTCCTTGCCGATATCCAGATATTCCTCCTGGAGCTTCCGGGCTTCAGCCAGGTAGCCGTCGCGGACTTCCTCGGCCTCACGTACGGCCTTTTCCTTTGCCTTCTCGTTATACTCCGATATCATGGACTGCGCGTCCACCCGTCCGTACGACTCGCTTTGGGCCATGTAAAGCCCCATGCGCGCGAACCAGCCCATCGAGCCGTCCACGTCTTCCGGCTTGCTGGCCTTGATCTCGTTCACCTTCTCGTCAGCCTCCGTGGCCTTGTTCACCAGGCTCTGCACCTTGGCCTGGAGGAAAAGCATTTGGATGTATTTCTCACCCTTTTTCTGAAGGATGTCATACCACTGGGCGATCGTGTCGTAATACCCGAAACTCTCGCCGTACTTGCGGTTCAGTTCCTCCACCTTGGACTTCTCCTCGTCCTTCGTGCCGGTGAACTTCTTCAGGCTCGCCAGCGTGCTCTCGATCTCGAAACGGGTCTTGATCATCTGTGCGCGGCCGTCGGACTCGATTTTTACCATTTCCCGGGCTTTCTCCGCGGCTTTCTCCTGCGCGGTGGAATATCTGTCCCAGGCGACGACAAGTCCCGTGATAACGGCTGAAAGGCCCAACGTAAGCGTGGCCATCAGGGCCTGCGCGGCACCGGTGGAAATGCCCAGGGCGACAGCCAGCCGGGTATTGGCGGCTGTCAGCAGGTTCTTCATCTTCACGACCGTCACCAGCCGGAAAGCGGAATCCTTGTTCAGCGTATTGAACACCTGCTGCAACCCCATCGTGATGGCCATCACGCTCTGCACGCGCGTCTGGATCTTTGCCAGGTTCTCGTTTTCCGAAGCGAAAAGAGACAGCGCGCCGGTGGCCGTGGTGAACAGACCGGCAAGGCCGCTCACGCCCGACATGAAGCCCTGGAGGTTCGCGTCATCGTGCGAGAGGATCTTCGTCTGGGTGTTCAGATCGGCAAGCGTGTCGGAAAGAAGAGCGGCCTGCTGTGCCATCTTCCGGTACTCCTCGGTGTCCTGTTTCCCTTCCAGCCGCAGGCGGGCCATGTTGTCCTGGAGCTCACGCAGCTGCATGGAAAGGCGTTTGCTGCTTGCATGCGTCTTCTCCTGTTCAGCCTGGAGCCCGGCAAGGGCGCCCTTTTCCTCTTCAAGCGCTTTCTTCGCGGCGTTCAGTTCATCCAGGGCGGCTATCTTCGCCTTGCCGGGTGCGGCCCCCTGGTAGGCTTTCTCCAGCGACTTGATGTCGCTTTCAATCTGCCCGATGACTTCCTTCTGCTCCCGGATCTTGTCGGTCAGGCTCTTGCTACCGGCGACGGCACGTTCTTCCTCTAAGGAGATACGCTCGTACTCTTTACGGAGGTTCCGGACGCTCTTCTCCGCCTCGCGGTGCTCCTTTTCAAGCCCTTCAAGGGCGGCACGCTCTTCATCCAGGACCTTGCGACAGGCCGCCACGTCGGCGGCAAGTTCCGCCTGTGCCGGGCCGGGCTTCATGTTCTGAAGCTGCGTTTCCATCCGTTGCAGGTCGGAATTCACCCGGTCGATGACCTTCCTCTGTTCCAAGATACGGGCATTGATGGCAGCGGCGGCCTTCTCCGACTTCTCGGCAAGGATATCAACCGCCAGGCCGGCCTTGTCAAGACCCTTGCTCAGGTTGTCCTTCATCAGAAATTCGATTTCTACGGGCTTCATCGTTTACAGTTCTAAATTGCTTTGAAAAAAATTCACTATGTCACCGGCTTCACGGGCGGCGGATTCAGGATCAATCCCACCGTCACCGCCTTGCGGAACTTTGGAGTCAGCTACTGACCGGCGGACATAACGCGGGGCGTCAGACAGCATCAGGATGAGCGTCTGGTAGTTCACCTTCTCCAGGATGTACTCCACCGTCCAGCCCGTGGCGCTCGCGATGTTCCAGATAAAACCGAAGGGGCTATGGGAACCTTCAAACTCGGTCCTTAACTCCCCTTCCTTCTTTGGCTCAGTCTCAGTTTCATCGGGTTCGCCCGATCGATCGAGCTGATAATACTCGTAAAAGACTCGCTGCCCATCAGGCTGATGAACTTCTCCAGGGCGCCCATCAGGAAACGGTGCTCCACAGCCTCACGCAGGAACCACGACACGGGGCGGACAAAAAGACGCCGGCTCACCGGGCCGCGGCAAAGGGTATGGGCAACCATCCGGGAAACCTTGACGCCGTTCCGTGCCAGGAACTCCAGACGCTCACGCCCGGAAAAGGCGGAAACCTCCTCGGGGGAAACGCCCATCGAGAGGTAGAGCCTCACGATGCATATCTGGCCGGCAAGACGCGGGCGCCGCATGGTCACCCTCCACCGGACGGGGCGTTTCATGAAAGGCAGGCGCCATTCCTTCAGCGGAAGGGAGACACCCAGGTCAAGCAATGCCTCGGACGCCTCCCTCTGCACCTTTCTCGCTTCACGCTCGTCCATGCGTTAGCCCTCCACTGCCGCGGTGTCATTGATTTCGTAAGGGGAAGAGCCGTCCTCGGGCTTGTTCACCTTCAGCTGGCATTCCAGCTTGGAAACCTCCGTAAGCGTCAGCTTCCCGCCGAGGTTCGCAAGGATGGTGCCGTTCGGGATGGACATCGTCTGCCCGGATACGAACTTGATGGTCCAGGGACCGGAAAGGTTTACCAGTTCGGTCGGGGCCTTCCACCCCGTCGGGGCATCCTCCGGCCCTACAAGCGTGCCGCCAAGCACGGCCTTGATGTTCTTATAGTCCAGCTGGATAAGGTTGAACGTAGGCGATACCTGCCCGTTCTTCTGCAAGAGCGTCAGCACGGGAGCGTCGGGAATCTGCTCGGCTTCAATATCGACACTCTCGGGCTTCGTGCCGCCCCAGTCCCAGCTGCCCTTCTCGATCCAGCCGATAGTCATAGCACCGAACGTAACGACGGCGATGCCATAAATGAAATTCTTATTATTTTTCATACAGTCGTCTCTTTTTTTAAAAAGGTTGATAATATGCCGGATGCCACACCGGCGATAAAGGCAAGGAGGGCGATTTTAACGGGGGAAAAACGCTGTTTGAACTCCGTTTCGGAAACTTCCGAAACACTCACGGTATCGCCCCGGATACGTGTCAGTTCCTCCTCATACCAGAGGACCAAACGCTGGAGACTGTCACAGGTGGAGGTCACTACCAACGTGTCGCCCCTGGACGTCACATTCACGCCCGCCTGCCCGTTTTTACCATGATAGGAGGCACCGGCAGGAAGCGTCAGCAGGTCAGGAACCGGAATTTTCAACGTCAGCGCCGATGCCGGGAGGCCCGCCATCACCAGCCCCCGACGCCCGGACCTTGCGCTGTCCGCGCCTGACGCGGTTTTCACCGTCGTCAAGCTCCGGGTCTGTTTTCGGGAGCTCGCGCAGCTCATAAAGGACAGGGCAGTCAGCACGGTGAAGGCAATCATTTGCCCCGTCAATAGCCTTGCGCAAACGCGCCATCTCTCTTCGTGTCGCACTAAGTTCTTTTTTTAAGGGTTCTACAATATTCTCGATCAGGATACGCGTGGCGTGCTCCGTGTTGTCTATCCGCACGGTCTCTGCGTCGGCTTTCGCCTTTTCCGCTTCCGCCTTCGCCTTCCTGACCGTGGGGCCCAACGTTACAAGGGCCGTCAGAGCGGCCAAAAGGCCGCCGCCAAATATCCAGTTCAAGAGTACGCTCGTGTCCATGATCACTTTTTTACGATTGTCTGATACCTATTGAAACAAGCCATTTCTGCACGTCAAAACTGGGGCAGGCTTTCGCCGCCAGTTCGTTATGCCCCACGATACGCACGTCAGGGAAACGGCGGTGGAAGTCTTTCACGTACTTCTCAAGCGCACGCTTCTGGCACGCCGTACGCGTGTCCTTCGGGGTCTTGCCGTCTTTGGCTACACCGCCGGCATACACGATATGACGGCTGACGGAATTATAGCCGGCCACGCCGTTGGTGATTTCCCAAGGGTCCACGTTCGCGTCCTCGTTGTTGTCCACCAGGCGCTCCACACCGCCATTCAGGTGGAACAGGTCGGTATAACCCACCTGTTTCCAGCCGCGCCCGCCCTTCGAGACGGGATTCGTGTGCCAGGCACGGATTTCAGCACCGCTGACTTCGCGCCCTTCAGGCGTGGCCGTGCAATGAATGACCAAAAATCTTATTCTTCCCATATTTTACGCCGCTTTATAACCGCTCATCATGACTGCACCGGCATCTTCCTTTTTCGGCATGCAGATGAAATAGTGGCGGAAGTTGATCTTGTTACGCTGGTATTCCGGATCGGTCTCGGCGGCACTGTAATACATCTTCGTCGAGCCGGTGGCCTTGAACACACGCTGGGTGTAGAACGCGAAGGAGCACTGGAACTCGCCGACGGCGGCAGTGGCACCAAGATCTTTCTTCTTTCCGGCAGTGGTGTACAACGGGTTGTTCGCGAACTCGTAGATGTCAAATCCGTACTGGCGTCCCACCGTACCGTCCGTGCGGTTGATGTTGTACTGCTCACGGAAGCTCTGCGATTCGCCCAGCAGGTCATTCACATGGTCGGAACACAGTACCAGGCGACGCCCGGCGGCGGGAACACCCAATTTGTCCAGAGAGCGTTTGAGCTCGATGAGATCGGCCATGCGCATCTTCAGGCGCCCGGTCTGTTCGTCCCTTTCCCCGGTGGTCTTCAGCACAGGCGTCTTGGCGGTATTCTCCTTGGCACACATGGCATGGGCGGACTTGGCGAACTTGGCGTCGTTGATGGCGTTGCCGTGGCTCTCCTTCACACGCGACATCTTGTCGTAACTGATCGCATACAGTTCGTCGTCAGTAATGGGAGTCACCTTCGTCTGGAACTTGTCGAGGCTGATGGTCAGGTCGGTGTCGTCCAGTGTCTGGAGGTCGATCGGGTACGTGGTGTTGTTAACCAGCACGTCAGGGTCCACACCTACATCCACCAGGTGGATCACGTCGTTATTCACCAGCGAGGAACTGTCGGGAATACCGTCCAGCCACGTCGCCTCCAGACCGCGGCGCAGGTACTTTACCAGTTCGCCCGTCCAAATCTCCTTGTACACACCGGCGCGTAGGATTCCCGGTTCCACCGGAAGCGCACCCACCACGACTGCCACGGCATTCATGCCCAGCGCCGACAATGCGGCAGGAATGCCGCAGATCGCACCAAAAACAGCCCCGGTCACACCGTTGAACAACAGGGCCATACAAAACATAAGTACTTTCTTACTCATTTTCTTTTCTGTTTTTTTTAAAAGGTTTGACTTCAAATTTCACACTCCATGCCGTACTCGGCCTTGTAAAGCTTCCGGTACTCGGCAGGCTGTTTCTCACGCATCTCCTCCAACTTGTCAACCGGAACATCGGAAAGCTTGTTGTAGCTAACAGGCTGCGTGCCCGTGGGAGCACCGCCCTGGTGACCGATGACCGAACTGAGCCGCACCTGCGGGGACATGGCTGCGAAAGTATTCTCCAGTTCCTCCGCACCGATTTTCTTGCCAAGATCGATAAACTGCTGTTTCTTGTCCTCACCGATACGTTTCTCGCTCACCGCCTTCTCAACCACTGACGTGACACGTGCCAGCTGAAGGGCGGAATTCTCCGAACGCAGGCGGTCCGCTTCCTCTTTCGATGCTTTCAACTCCGCCAGGCGGGAATTGATTGTCGCTTCATCAGCCGTCTCCGGCAGGCCCAGCGACAGGGCCAGAATTTTCTGATCCATAAAATTTTGATTTTTGGGTTTGTTATCCAATAGCGGCAAGGGACACTCGCCGTCCCTGCCGAGCTCTATCCTTACACCGTCCCTTGTCAGCACGATGGCGTCGTCGTTGGCGCCGATATCCACAACGGACACCTCGTTGAGCTTGCTGCGGGTAATGGTCGGCCGGGTCTGTCCCTGTACAAGATGCTCCGCGCTGTCACTCACCTCAAGGATATCTATCCCCACGCTCACCATCCGGATGCTGCCGAACTCCCACTGTTTTTTGCGGCGCCGGCTCAATTCGGACGCCTCGTCAAACACCGGCTCGCCGGTAATCTCGTCACCGTCCACTTTCACATCCTTCATATAACCGATTACATTACCACGCTCGTGCATGTCCAGCAGCACCGGATTACGGCAATACTGCCCGATGTCCATCCCTTCAGTCAGCACACGGAAGCCGTAGCCGTTCAGGACACTGTTTGAAATTCGTACTCGTTTGCTCATTTCTCTTTTCTGCTTTTTCAAGTTTCACGCCGCAATATTACAAGTGAAAGAAGCCGCCTTCCAAAAAAGTATGAAACGGTTGCACACTTCTATGAAAGCATTTCAGCGTTTTTTGGAAACCCCACACGCACGGACGCAACTTTGCCCGTGATTCATGAACTTTTACACACATTTTTATGAAGAAAGAAGAGATCGAAAAAAAGAAATCGCTGGCAAGGGCACTGTACCTTTCCGGCATGGAACAGAAGGAGATCGCCGACAAGGTCGGGGTCTCGGCAGTCACCGTGTCCAAATGGTGCACTGAAGGAAAATGGAAGGAAGCAAGGGCGGCGAAAAACATCACGCGCCCCGAGCTGGTGAACAAGCTGCTGCTGACCATAGACAAGCTCATAGAACAGGTAAACGCATCCGAGGACGCCGCGATGATCGCCGGGCTCGGTGACAAGCTGGCAAAACTCTCGGCGGTCATCGAGAAACTCGACAAGAAGGCGAACGTGGTGGATGCCATCGAAGTGTTCATGGCATTTTCCAAATGGCTTGAATACCGCTCGCAGACGGACCCGGAACTGACACCGGAACTGATCAAGGCTATCAACCGCTACCAGGACAAGTACATCGTGGAAAGCATGGGGGCAAACCTGGGGGAAAAATAGCATGGCAACCCAGGCGGAAATAAAACAAAGATATGCGGAGTGGCAGGAGCACTGCAAGCGCATCCAGTCACTCACGGACCTTTCCAGCTTCTCGCACGAGACAGCCGTGCAGAAAGAGAAACGCATCAGAAGGCTGCAAAACGACTACGCGGCTTTCTGCGAGTACTATTTCCCGCACTTCCTACAACTCCGTGACAAGGTGACCGGGGAGGTCATCCGGACCATACACAACGCGCCGTTCCACAACGCGGCGGCGATGAAGGTCAAGGGCACGCCCAACCTGAAAGCCGTGTTCAAATGGCCGCGCGGACATGCCAAGTCCACCCATTTCGACATATTCATCCCACTATGGCTCATGTTCCAGCCCAAACGGCTCATCAACTTCATGGTGGTGGTCGGCAAATCGGAGGACAGCGCCATCCGGCTGCTCGGGGACATACAGGCCGAACTGGAATACAACCAGCGCCTCATAGCCGACTTCGGGGAGCAGAAAAGTGTCGGGGAATGGTCGGAAGGGGAGTTCACATCACGCCAGGGCGTCAAGTTCCTCGCCTGCGGGCGGGGACAGTCACCTCGCGGGCTCAGGGAGCGGGAAGCACGTCCGGACTACATTGTCATCGATGACCTGGACGACGACGAACTCTGCCGGAATGAAGCGCGGGTGAAGATACTGACCGACTGGGTGAAGGAGGCACTGTTCGGGGCCCTTGACGTAGGGCGCGGACGCTTCATCATGGTGGGAAACCTCATCTCAAAGAAATCGGTACTGGCAAACATCGCCGCATCCAAGGGCGTGCATGTGTCCGAGATCAAGGCGGTGGATAAAAACGGAGAACCCGTATGGAAAGAGAAGTGGACGAAAGAGGAAGCACAGCAGTACAGGGATTTCGTCGGCTACCGGGCATGGGAGAAGGAAATGATGCACAACCCCATCACTGACGGAACCATCTTCAGGGCGGAATGGATACGTTTCAAAAAGGCGCTGCCGCTCTGGAAATACGACATGCTCGTATGTTACACCGACCCCTCGTTCAAATCCACAACAGCCAATGACTACAAGGCATCGCGCCTCTGGGGAAAGATCGGGACGGAGCTCCACCTGATAGACTGCTATGTTCGCCAGGACAGCGTCACGGGAATGGTACGCTGGCTGTACAACCTGTACGAGGACCTGCCCGAAGGCGTGGCGGCCAGCTTCTTCATGGAGGCGAACTTCCTCCAAGATACCATCCTGGATGAGTTCACCGAAGAAGGCAACCGCAGGGGGTACCAATTGCCGATCAGCGGGGACTACCGCAAGAAACCGGACAAGATACAGCGCATCGAGGCAGTCTCGCCGCTATGGGAGCGCGGGTTCATATTCTACAACGAGGCGCTCAGGGAAAGCCCGGACATGCAGGTGGGCATCGAACAGACGCTGGCACTCGAACGGGGAAGCCGGATACATGACGACGCGCCCGACGCTGACGAGGGCGCCATCTGGATACTACAGAGGAACACAAGGGAACAGAATTACAAACCGAGGCTCGGCAGACGCCGGAGAACCTCAAAAAACAGCTGGTGACAATGAAAGGACTCATAAAAAGAATGTGGTTCGCATGGAGATACAGGCGGGCCGTGAAAAAGGCGGTCAGGATGGCAGAAATGACCGGACTGAAGTATTACGTGATATATATCAACAAAGGGCTCAAGGTAGTACCCAAAAAGGCCGTCAAGGAGCTCGTGGCAAGACACCGCTTCAAGAAGGGCGTGACGGTGGCGGATATCGAGAAACGGGCGCTTTTTGTAACCAAATAAAGGAAGGAGGAGGGCATGTTTATCACTGAAGAGGACTACCGGGTGGTTGTCGGGGAAAACGCGCTGAAAGTCATTTCACGGACCAGTGCGGAGAACCGGACAAACGCCGAGCATGAGGCACAGGAGGAGATAGCCTCGTACCTGCGACCAAAGTACGACTGCCCGGCGGTATTCGCCGCCGAGGGGGAAAAACGCAACAGGCTCATCGTCATGTTTACCTGCGACATCGCACTGTACCACATGGCGGCGTCACTGCCGCAGAACATGGGAATAGAGATACGCAAGGAACGTTACGAGAGGGCCGTCAAGTGGCTGGAGGGAGTACAGGCCGGAAAGATAGTACCGGACCTGCCCGTCCTCACGGACGAGAATGGGGAGATTGCAAACGGATCATTCATTTACGGCTGCCAGAAAAAGCAGCGGTACAACTGGTAAGGCTATGGGATTATTCAAGGACATAAAGAAAAGGTTCGCAGGCGGGGATCATGTGCTGCGCACAAAGTACGGGGACTTCAACCTCGCGAAGGAAAGCGACCGCAAGAAAATCAAGAAACTGGTGGTTGAGCTCCAGCGGACCACCGACGCGCTCACGCGCAAGGACATACAGGACTGGAGAAACGCGTGGCAGCTGGCAATCAACGTGGACAGCCCCAACCGGGCGGCACTCTATGACATATACCGCGACGTGGAGGTGGACCTGCACCTTTCTGGATGTATTGAGCAGCGCAAGGGATTCGTCATGGCACGGACCTACAAGATCACGGACCAGGGAGGGAACGAGAAAGAGGAGGCGCTGCACTATTTCAACCAAGAATGGTTCCTCCAGCTCATGGGGTACGCGCTGGACTCCATATACTGGGGACACTCGCTCATCGAGCTCGGGGAGGTCACCACCGACGGGGACGGCTGCCCGTGCTTCGATGGAGTGACGCTCATCCCCAGAAAACATGTCATCCCCGAATACAGGCGGGTCATCACCGACCTCGGGCAGGACTGGACGACAGGAATAGAATACCGGAAACCGCCGTTTACCGAGTGGCTCATAGAGGCGGGAAGCCCCGACAGCCTCGGGCTGTTCCTCAAGGCCGCCACGGCGACCATACCGAAGAAGAACGCGCTCGCCTTCTGGGACACCTTCGCCGAAATATTCGGGATGCCCATGCGCATCGCAAAAACAACGACCAGGGACGAGAAGGAACTGGCCAAGATGGAGAAGATGATGGACAGCATGGGTGCCAGCCTGTGGGGCGTGTTCCAACAGGGAACGGACATCGAGGTGGTCGAGAGCACAAGGGGCGACGCCTTCAATGTCTATGACAAACGCGTGGACCGGGCAAACTCCGAGCTCTCCAAACTTGTTATCGGGCAGACCATGACCATCGAGGACGGATCCAGCCTCTCACAGTCGAAAACGCACCTGGAAGTATTCGAGAACCTCGTGGAGAGGGATTGCAGGATGCTGAAGGACATTGTGAACAACCAGCTCATACCGCGCATGGCAAAGCACGGGTTTCCGGTGAAGGGGATGCGCTTCGAATGGGACGACTCGGTGGACTATACCCCCGAACAGCAAAAAGCGTACGAGGAGATGGTGCTGGCCAACTATGAGGTGGACGGGAAGTACTTCGAAGGGAAATACGGGATGCCGGTAGGGGAAAGAAGGCAGCAGGTAGCTCCCGTACTACCCGGGAAGGAGCCGGAAGATGACGGTAAGGGCACAAAGGAGGGGAAGAAGAAAGCCGAAAATATGCGACCGTCCCGTTTTTTCGACTGAGCCCCTCCGACTATGAGGGGCTCCATGAAAGATACGCCCGCTTGACGGGGAACATGACAGCACAGCTGGAAGCCGGAAGGGAGGAACACATCCGGGAGATACGGCGGGAGCTCTCCTCGCTGTTCGACGGGATGATGCAGACACTCTACAAGCTGGAAGGTTCCCAGTTACGTATCGAGGTGCTTGAAACGCCGAGAATGAGGGAGTTCACGGAAGCACACGCCGCAGCACTCGACTCGTCGTTCCAGAAGGTAGAGATGACGGACACGATGCGGCGCAGGCTCCAACGGTCCGACTACGTGTTCTCTGGAATGAAGACCTTCCATGAACTGAACGAGGCCTTCCCCTCGCTGTTGGACGAGAACGGCGAAAGAAAGCCGTTCAAACGCTTCCTGAACGATGTCCGGAAGATAGACGAGACGTACAACTCGAACTACCTGCGGGCGGAATACAACTTCGTGCAGGCATCGGCCGAAATGGCGGCCAAATGGGAGAGGTTTATCCGGGACGGGGACCGTTACTACCTGCAATACCGGACAGCCAGCGACGACAAGGTACGCCCCGAGCACGCGGAACTCCACGGCATAACACTGCCACCCGGTGACCCGTTCTGGGAGGAGTATTTCCCGCCAAACGGGTGGAACTGCCGCTGTGACGTGGTGCAGGTACGAAAGTCCAAATACCCGGCAACACCGGCGGACGAGGCAAGAAGACGGGCCGAGAGCGTGTTCGGGGACGGGAAAGGCGAGATGTTCCGGTTCAACCCTGGGAAGCAGGAGAAGGCGGTGCCCGACTACAACCCCTACACCATACGGCAGTGCGGCAGCTGCGACCTGGCAAAAAAGACGGAGCTGGCAAAAAAGATACCGGAGAACGAGCTGTGCGCCGCGTGCAGGATTGTCAGGGAGATGGCCAGGGCTGACGCCAGGACCACACGACACAAGGCGAAAGCCTTGCAAGGGACCACGGTCACGAACCCGGACTTCCCGCACAAAATACAGGTCACACGCAAATCCATCAACGAATGGACCAACCAGCCGTTCAAATTCTTCGAGGCGAAGAACCGGATGCTGCTCGATATCGCCTCCGTATTGGGGAAGGCCAAATACCTGGGCACGGCAGACAACCACAAGGGGATTCCCAGAGTGGTGCAGTCACATATCTTCGAAACGGAAGTCCATGGGGAGAAAGCATTGGTAATCGTCAGGGAGTATGACTGGGGGGAATTCGTACTGCACAGCATATCGGACAGCAGGGAACTGTACAGCCACATAAAAAAGAAATAGCGGAGGAGGCAATCTTCCGGAACTACAATCCGGCACTGGACCTCCAACGCTATCCTGATGACAAAGATATAAAAACTTTTTAAATCAAGAAAATATGGAACTAAAAATCAATCAAATTCATTGTTGCAACTGCCTGGACGGCATCAAGTCCATTGGCTATATGGGGGGGGTAAAAAATATAAACACAATTATTTGCGACCCACCTTACTTCCTCGGAATGACACATGACGGACAATCAGCCCAGGCGGCAGACCTTGCCATCTGTGTACCATTCTACCGGGAACTGTTCAGGGAGTTCAGAAGGGTACTGGCACCGGACGGATGCATATATTGGTTCTGTGACTGGAGAAGCTACGCGTTTTACTTTGGGCTGTTCGAGGATATCAAGCCGAGAAACCTGCTTGTATGGGATAAAGGGTCAGGATGTGGAAACTTTTACACCAACGAGCACGAGTTGATTATCTTCAGCACGCTGAACACCAGATTCCAGGCAAAAGGTGCACGGAATATCATCCGGGGAATACCGGCTTTCAACAGCGGGGCAAAAAAAACAAACGGGGAGAAAGTGCATCCCACGCAGAAACCTGTGGAATTGATAGAAAAGCTGATACTTGACAGCACGAAACCGGGAGACACGGTACTCGACTGCTTTATGGGAAGCGGCACCACGGCAGTGGCAGCCTTAAAAAATGGAAGGAATTTCTACGGGTTCGAGCTTCAACAGAAATACGTGGATATTGCCAACAAACGCATAAAAGAACTATAAAAAAACGGCCGGGAGCAATGCGTCCGGCCGTTCTCATAACAATATCAATCCTGCAACCGTCTGAATGCCACACACTGGTAAACCTCGATACTCTCCATGATATCCTCATGGTTGTGGTTTGTCTGGCTCTCCACCAGGTCAAAACAGGTAAACGTCTCACCCTCCATGCACGTGAGTGCTTCATGAATCTTGTCCAGCAGGTCGAACACCTGTAGTGCTTCCTCGCGGAAGGGGCTGGCGTCTGACGCCGAGCCTGACCAGTCCGTGACAACGTGCAATTTCACCACAGGCTCGGCACGGTACTCGACACCGCTGACAATGGCATTCCACCGGATCGGGCAGAACTCCACGAAAACAGCCGGCCGCTCCCAGCCGTCTTCCTGTTCGATAAACTCCACATTGTGGTTCCAGAGGTCGATGTGTCTGACCGCCCCGCCGTCCACCTCCTTCAGACGCTCACGGAGCATGTTGTAAAGTTCTTTTCTCATTTTCTGTTTATTTCAAAATCAATACTGAAGTATTCCGTTATATTCTCCTCGATAATCTCACGCACAGCCTGTTCCACCTCGGGGGACGTACCCAAAAAACGGCGGCGGGGAATCCTGATGGTCTTGCCCACCTTCATAAGTGCCAGCACTTTCCAGAACTCCGCCTCGGATGACAGCTGGGTGGTACGTTTGTCCTTGCGGGGGCTCCCGTCCTTTTTGCGTCCAAAAGCCCCGGTGGCGGCATAATACTTCGCCCAGAAAAAACGCTTCATCTTCGCCGTCACCACAATCTCGCCACCGTCGTTATGAATGGCCGCGTAAGGAAGCGTGGTATAAAAGGTGATACTGTTCTCCGTTGTCCGGCTCTGGATGCTTCGCCGGAGCTCACCGCTGTCCACCAGGATATGCCCGCCGGGACGGGTGGGACTCCGGCGGCGTGCCCACGCCTCGGAGAAGAAGGCCTGCCGCTCGAAATTCCGGTTGAACTCGTCACCCAGTTCCACCCGCAGGTCGTCCAGGATATGGCCGATGATAACCTTCACATCCTTGTTCATGGATTATCCGCTATAAGTCTGTATATACACCTTCTTCACAGCTCTCGATACGTGTCTGGCATCCATTTACCACTTCTTTCAGAATTCGGGCGCATTCCTCATTGGAATACCCCTGTAACAACTCATCAATGTGCTGCATTATATCAATTACTTCCATATTATACGATATTTATTATTTCTTTCTTAAATTGGAGGTGATGCAATCCGCCAGCATATAGACAAAGAAGGCTATAAAAATAGCAGCGTCCGCATGTTCCTCCAAGACTTCAAAAAATTCCCTCATATTCATTCCTCACCAAAATTGAAAAACAGTTGTGTGTCTTCCGGCAAGTCGTTCTTGGGATCGGCCGAAGCGTTCAGGATGTTATAAAAAGTACGTTCACTAATACCATACACAGGATATATGTACCGCCGCCAAATTTCCCGGTTAGGTACACCGGTCTTGACATACTGGTCATATATCCTGTTGATATCAGCCACACGCTTCTGGTAACTCACTCCGTGCCGCTTTCCCATAACCTACTAATCCTCCACGGGCTTTTCCTTGGGTTTGTAAGGACGGATATCCAGCGCCATTTCCGCGCTGACCGTCACACGTCCGCTACCTTCACACTGGGGGCAGACCTCCGCTCTACGGAAGAGCCGCCCGGTTTCAATTCTACCCGTGCCATGGCAACGCCGGCACAGGGCTACTTTGGGTTCTTTCCTTACCTGTTGTTTCATGTTTACCTGTTTTTGAGATTATCAATTCCTTTAATTATTCGCTGTACTCTGATAGCGCACAAGTAGTCAAGAATACGCTCCTTTTCGTCTTTTGTACACTTATACCGATCGAGAAATTCAAGTATATCCATTACTTTCCGGTTTATGATTCCGTCATTCCCAGAGGGATCGGGGTCCAGCTCCCGTTCCTGTCCTTCCGCTCGGCACGGATAAACTGCTTACTCACCTCCGGCTGGTAGGCTTCCTCAATAATGCGTACCCCTTCAAGGAACTGTTCATCTCCGCTCTCCTCGGCAATTTTGCGCAGCTGCACGATACGGCTCGCCTTCAGCGTGCCCTTGGCGTCACGGGAAAGCAGCTTCAGCACCATCGACACCAGTGCCTTCGTCTTCTCGTCACGGGCCAGGCCGGTGATGTATTCCTTCACGATGGCAATGCCATCCTCCACCGTATCACGGTAGCCATCGGTCACGTAGAAGCCCAATGTGATACGCTGGTCGCCCTTTGAGTTGGTGAAAGTATGCGTGCGCTGGTCATCTTTAATACGGTCCCCGAACAGGTCGGATTTCATGGCCAGAATATTACGGAAGTTGTCCAGCACACGCTGTTTGCTCTCTTTGATTTGCCCGCTGATGGCAATCAGTACCGGGATGGATTTTTCGATCTCCTCATCCACCATTTGCTTGTAAGCCTCACGGTCGGCTTTCTGTTTCTCCTGTCTGGCCTTGCGAGCCTTCTCTTTCCTGAAAGCCTCGAACTCGGCTTTCTCCTCGTCCGTCATAATTACGGCCTGTCTTGTTTCGTCACTCATTGTTCTTGTTTTTTTAAAGTTGATATTTAACATTTGGGGGCATTCGGGTCTATAAACACATAGGCGATGCCTCCCGGTTCTCTCACGTCTTTCTTCTGCCGGAGCCCGCCCTTGCGCTCAATCGTCCGGAGCTTCACTGAAAGCGTCTCCAGCTCTTCCAACCCGATACGGGCAAAAGGCTTACCGGCTATCCGGGGATGCTGGCAGAAATTGTTGATACGTGCCCAGTCGGTGGTATCGACACCCAGACGCTGCATCAGGCGGAGGCACACGCTGCGCCTCCGTTTCAGTTCATCCTTCCGCCCGGTCAGTTTCTCCAACCCCTCGCAGCAGGCGTTGTACTCATCGCAGTTCATCTCACGGAGACTGTCCGTGCGGCCCCACGTGTACTCGTGCACAATCTGCCGTTTAAGTTCCTCACGGTCACCCATACAAGGCAGGTGATTGAAGGAAGCGTAAAACCTGCGGAAATTTACCACCTTCTGCCTGTTGTCACGGTTTTCATTCATGGCTGTCTATATGGCTTGTTTCAGTTCATTTTAAAATCCCCGCCGAACGGGATGATGTTGATGTCAGCCTTTCTCGTGTAGGCCTGCATGAGAGCCACGGAAAGCAACATATAAGCCCTCTTGTTTGCTTTGACAATCCCCGAAATAGAGCCGAGAATATGCTCACCCTTACCGGTGATGATAGAGCCGGCTATCTGTTCAAGACCGTCAGAATGATCCTCGCTGGCCGCAACGCTCATAAAGGCACTAAGGCCGTTCTCTTTACAAAACTCGTCCACATACCGGCAGAGTTCATTTACTGCCTCTTTCTGTTTTTCTGTAATCATTTCAGTAAAATTTTAATCGTTAATATTATATGTTGAAATCGCAAAATCTCTTTTTTGGTACTGGCTGTACATCGTTTCCTCCCAATCCGTTTCTTCCTCCTCTGGAAGGTCATCCTCATCAAATTCCACCTCTTTAAGGTAAATCAGGTATCGTGCCTCCAGAAAGAAGAGGACCACGCGGCGAAGAAATTCCCGGGCGGAAGCGATACCGTACCTTTCCATGAAAGCGGCAATACGGTCCGGTCCGATGGTGTTCGTGCGGATGCTCACCAGACGCTGCCGGCGGAAATCCTTCAGCGTGCTGCCCTTTATACCAAGCACGCTGTCAGCAATACGACCGAGGCTCTTAGGAATATGGTATCCGGAATCTTCGTCATCCATTCCCACCAACAGCTCGGCGGCGGTCGTCAGCATGCCCTCCACGCTCATGCGCTGGGCGGCAGCCGTCTCCTTCAGGAACACGTACTGGTAATTGCTCACATAGGTATGTATGAGGTAGCCTTCAGGACAGCGGAACACTTCTTCAGCGGCAAGCTCCATCGAAAGGTTGTTCAACGTCACACCGGCACCGCAGCAAAAGGCGCACACCAGGTGAACGGCGAGACGCTGGCGGTTGCCCCAGCCACCGGAAGAAATGGCACGCCCGAGGCTGTCGGCGACGGTAGGATCCATCTCGAAGAACAGCACCGACTTCTCTTGGCGGCGGAAGAAGAACGACATGTCCGGGATACGGTTCATGCAGAGTAGGATGCGCCGGGTAGCCGTGGAAACCTTTCCTCCACACGTCACACGAATGTAGGACTTCACCAGATGGTTCATCACCACGGTCATGTCGGTGAAATGGTAGTCGGCGACTTTCTCGCGGAACAGGTCATGAAGCAACACGGGCAGCTTCACCACATAATTATAATACTCCTTTCTCATGACCGTACTGCTGAAGGGGACCACTCGACGGTTATCACGGCATCAAGGCTGCCGCTGCCCTTACAAACGGGACAGTCACGTTTCACACGCTCACCCATTTCGTCCTCACCCCAGAACCACCGGTTGCCCTTGCAACAACTGCACACGTGACCGTCGGAGTGATACGTCTCACGTGCTTGAACTCCTTCCGGCTTCGGGTTGATGTAAACCGGGGCCACGATTTCGATAATTTCCTTGAACTTGCTCATTCCTATGATGTTTATAAATTATTACTTGTCCTTAAAACGCCTTCCTCCCAAACCACGAAATAACTGCCGGGATTTTCCGTCGCACGTCCCTGGCAAAAGGCCTTGTAAGCCACGACACGAATCTTCACGCCTGCCAGGTAACGGAGCCGGACAGCGGCCTTACCCATCGGCTGCCCCTTGTGCTCCTGGGAAATGAAGATGAAGCTCTTCCGGGGGAAACGTTTGACCAGCATACTGACCTGGTCATAGGTCCACCCGGCCACCTGGAAGCTGTCCACGATAACGAAGTGCGGACTTTTCGGACGTGCAAGGCGTTCCACCAGTTCCTCCAGGGTGTCATCAACCGCGACACGAAAACGCCCGCGCATCTCGTCCATGTGAAAACGGATCAGGCGCTGCTGGAACGACTGGTTCAACCCCTCCTCGTAGGAAAGATAAAGCACGCTGTCGTAACCGCACAACTCGTAGGCGAGTTGCATCACGAAAGAACTCTTGCCACTGGCCGACTGGCCGCTGATAAACCACAGTTCATTAATGTCCGGACAGCCGAACGGACCGCTCCACCGGGGGCCCCACGGAAGGGGTTCATACTTACGGGCGATAATCTCCCCGGGGCTGTACGCACGACGGGGAGCCGACTCCTTTCTTTCCTTCTCCGCTGGGCTCTTCATCTTCAAGCACGTTTCATCAGTTCAAAAATGGTATAGACACGACGGAGACTGCCGCCGCTCTTCCTCACGATCTGGGCGATATCCGTCCCTTCCGGGGCGTTCACCTTGGCAACTATGCGGGCCTGTTCGTTCAGGAATCGTTCGCGCTCCTTTCCGTCATCCGGGGTAACCTTGCTGTACTTGTCGCCGTAACGGCTCAGCATCTCGGTGTAGCCTACCTTCTTGCATTCAATGGAGCGGTTTATTTTCTCTTTCAGACCGTCGGCCCCCATCATGTACCAGGCACAACAGTGCTCGGTGGCGTTCCACAGCGCCTTCAGTTCCAAAAATGCCTCATACTGGAGGTCACCAGCCTCGTCCAGGATAATCAGCGGGGTCTCGATGGAACGCAGGTAGTACACCAGATCGTCATAAACATCAACATAACGGCCGTTGCTGCTCACGCCGTACTCCTTGGCTATCTTACGGATCAGACGCTGCTTGCTTTTCACCTGGGCACAATCGATATAGATGGCGTTGCGGTGTCCCTTCACGTAGTAAAGCGCGGTGAAAGTCTTGCCGATATTGGCCATGTCACACAGGATACCGCTCAGGCCGCCTTCCTGGCAGAACTCCAGCTGGGCGGTGATATACTCGAACGTGGCAGTGCGGGCGGCCTTCCATTCCATACCGCCGCGAAGGCTGACGCCCAGTTTGCGGGCGATCGTGATCCAGCTGGCATCACTCAACACTTTTTCGGTCTGGCCGTTCTTCACGGCACTGTAAACCGAAGTTGTTATACCCAGGGAGGCGGCGTGCTTGGCGTCACTCGGGTAGTTAGCCCGCTGGGACGAGATGGCCTCCGATATGCGTTTTTTATTTTCCGTTGTAATCATATTCTAATCTTAATTTAATATCGTTATAATGCTGTTACATGAAATCATCCAGAGCCTTGCGGCTGTAATCCTCCGGCGGAAGGAAAGTCTCCTGTAAAGCGGGGCTTTCCATGTCCATGGAGGGCAATTCCACGGCCTCTACGGCCTTTTCTTTCTCCGGACGGGGTCTTGATACCCCCACGCCGGAAATGGCGTTGTTCTTGATGTATGCGTTAAAGCCGGAGATTTTTTTCTGCTGTTCCACGAATACCGTCCTGTCCGCGTCGGTCTGCTCACAGTCTGCGGTGTTGAACGTGCCGACATTCTGCAACTTGTCCACCAACATGCCGTTCTGGTAGATATACACGTCGGTGATGTTGCCGTCATCGTCGGTCAGGTAGTAGGCGTCCACCTTCCAGTTGTTCGGTGCCAGACGTTCCAGCACCCCGGTACCGCTCAGCCACCAGTCCGTATATCCGACCCGACAGTAAGAGTTGCGGCGGACGCTTGTCTCCACATGATCACCGATAAAGCGGGCCAGAACGGCCTTGTTTATGGGTTCAAGGTTCGGATTCATGTTCGCCTCAAGAACCTGCCAGCGTGTCATGCCGGGGTATTTCTTCTGGTTGGGGTGAAGCGAGTTGTTGAACTCCATCACGTCGCGCATGTCATCGGCGACCAGCTCGTCCCAGCTGTAATACTGTTTGTCCTCATAGGTGTCATTCTGTTCGTCAAAGACCTTTCTGCTCTCCGTACGGTAGTGGCGGTCCTTCGCGTAGAAACGCCCGATACCGAGGTGGTTCCGGTGTTCCACGGCCTTCTTCTTGGCACCGTTCATCTGCTCGGCGTACTTCTCCTGGGAATTCTGGGGGGCACAGAAACGGACGAACGGGAACATCACGCCGGCCTTCAGGAAACTGTCCTTCCACTGGCTCATCAGGTGGTTCTCGACCTCCACCTGCGCCGGGCAGCCCCAGCCTTTCCGGTCGATCAGCCGGAACATGGAACGGAACATGTCCACCACCAGGTCCACATTCTTGTTGCGGTTGTACGCGAAACCGACCACGCACTGGCTGGCAACGTCATAGGCGTAGTATGCTTTCGGGCGCGCCTTGGTATCTTTAAGCTTGCGGGGAAGGTCACGGTCATCGAACGAGATTTTACTGAAGGAGAATTCCGGGGCATGGCGGTGGACGTGCGGCATCTGCTCATGCATGAACGTGGTCCAGCTTGACAGTTTGTGTTCTATCAACACCCGGTTTTTCGGCTTGTTCAGGTAGTTGTTGATGGTCGTCTCGCTCAAAACACGGGGTTCGCCGTTCTTGTCGGTGAAGTCGTCCGGATTGAACAGCTCGCCCGTTTCGGGATCATAAACGTCCAGTTCACCGCACACGAACTGGTTGTACATCTCCGCCACGTTGGTGTTGAACGGCTTGTTGGGAAGCACGGCAATGCCCAGGATAAGGCGTTCGGTACGGTAGTCCACCTTACGGGCCGACTGGTTGCCGAACTTGCCGCTGATAAGACAGCCGTAGCCGTCACGCCTGTACTCGGCGACCTTCTTGCGGAAACGCAGCATGCTGCCCGGAAGCGTGTGCCCGAATTGCGCACGGAGACTGTCAACGGCAGCGGCCATCTTGCCCCAGTCGTATTTGTCGCCGGCAATACGCTGGTAGGTCCGCGCGTTGTCATACAGGCGAATACAGGTATTCAGGACGCTGGCGTTCGTAATATACTCACGGATCTTCTCCGCCTTCAAATCAAGGCCGGTCTTCTCACGGTCGTGGAAGAAAACGACAGCGGCCTGATCGATCTCGTAGTTCGAACGGACCCAACCGGCAAGGCGAACGGAGTCACTGTCAGGAAAACGAGTGTAGATATCTTCCTTGTAGCGGGGAGGGAAACTGTCAACTACCACAAGGGCGCAACCTCCTCTATCACCGCGGCGGGCGATATCGATCTTCTTGCGAGTAGCCAGCTTATTACAGTAGGCCATAGTCATCACGCCATTGTCTGCAAGTTCCCGCATCGAGATACAAAGTTTACCGTTGTAGTATTCCATATCACCCTCCCTTATTTCAATGTCATCGCCCAGCCTTGGATGAACTTTATCTCACTGACCATTACCTGGTCATAATGCCTCACCTCTTTTCCCTTGAAAAACACAGAACCATTACCGTCATTCTTGTTGAATTCCAGCATGACACCGTTGGGTAGGTACTGGCGCATATAACCATCACTGTCATGCATCGTTTCCAGTACCGGGCAAAAACACATTTCGATACCGCCACGCTCTACAGCCAGTTTCCGGATCCTCCGGGCAAGATCCGTGTCACTCTCAAAAGTGAGAGCCTTCCAAATCATAACAGAACTAACCTTGAAAGCTTTTTCCAAAAATTCCCGGTTCTCTTTTGTTACAGTTACTTGCTTTTTCATAACTATCTTATTTTAAACTAATTACTATCACCTCTTCATCAAATGTCTTGGTTAGCATCGCTTTCGCCCAGGACATTGAGTACTCGCCATTGGCCACGATCACGAATGAAACATTGTCGATCTGGTAAGAGAACAGGTCTTCTCCGTCAAGTTCGCGGAGAAAGTCACTCACCTTGCTCCATTCGCCATAGTCAACTGTCACTTTAATTGCTTTCATGTTCTTTAATATTAAAAATTCGTTAATCAAATGGCCTTTTTGTATATTTGGCCGCTGTTAATTTCTTAACTCGATGCAAATATACAGAATTTCTGAAATAAACAAAAGTTTTATTCCAGAAAATAACAATAAATTCAGATTTTATGGATAAAACGCAGATAAATAGCCGTACAATAGAGGTAATAAATACCCTATTGAACAAAATCCCAGAACTAACAAAAACAGCATTAGCAGAAACTTTAAAGGTTAAGCCTGCAAAATTTTCAGAAATTCTGAATAACAGAATGAATGCTGGCACTGATTTAATGGCATTATTATGCTCCAAATACTCAGTATCTCCTGAATACATTTTAATGGGAGAGGGGGATATGTTTAAAAACAAGCAGTCCTCAAGACCAATATCAGAACACTATGACGTCAATTTAGATAATAAAAATAGCGATAATGAGACCATCAAACAAGAAAGTCCCATCAATATTTTATTGTCTATAATTCGGGAAAAAGATAATAAACTCCAAGAACAGGCTGAGGAAATTGGACGACTTCGAGAGCGGGTCGAACAATTGGAATGTACCAAAGAAACCAAGGAAAGACCTGTTTCGGATGTTCAGAGTTCTGGACTTGCAGACGTAGGATAGAGGTCATGAAAGTACTTTATAGACCTTCCAACGATCCCCCCTAATCATCCAAGTAGTATCTTAAACAGTCCATTTTAGGGGGGGCACCCCTAAATAGGCACAAATAATAGAGTTAAAATATTGATTTACACTATATATAATAATGTAAAAAGATGAAAAAACAGTGTTTTTTCCTACCCTATATCGCCCGTTTTTTGTGTCCGAACTAAAAAAAACGGTATGTTTCCCACTTTATAAGCCCCCCCCTAAAAACCGATTTTTGTCCTTCCATTATCTCATTTTTGTCCTTCCTTTCTGTCCTTCCAATAGTCCTTCCTTTTTCAACAATCATATATTCAGACTCTCCTCCCCTCCCCTGCCCTTCTACCCGTTATACAGATTTGAACTACGAACAAAATGGCACAAATCGAAAATCGTCTTTCCAAATAAATACCTAAAAACAAGCCCCATAAGCCACCAAAACCCACTTGGCAAGATATTTACCAATGAGACACAAAAAAGGCCGTACAGCTAAACCATACAGCCCCAGAATTAAAGTTTCAATAAAGAAAACTCCTACTCTACCCCTCCATAATTAAACAAGAATTAAACCTACTTAAACGTTTCGTTTTGTATCTCCGTCCGTAGTACAACAATGTAACATACTGAATAACAAACCGTTTACCCCAAATAAGAGCTATCTAAACTTATACGCTTCGTTCTGTGCCCCATAAAATTACAAAGCGATATTTCTACCATGATCAGCGAAGATGATTATCGTCGTTTTGTACAACCCTTTATCCGCGAACAATGTCAAAAAATAGACTATACCTTGTATCATCTGGACGGTGTGGGCGCCATGCATCACCTGCCCGCCCTTCTTGAAATTGAGGAACTGAATGCCATTCA